TTTGGAGCCATCTTTGTAGCAGCGCCCATGCCAGTAGGTGCAGGGCGCTCATCTTCACCCATAGCACGCTCAGGAGTGCGGTCTACCTTAACTGGCACTGCATCCTCAACTGGAACACGCGCAGCACGAGAAGCAGCACCACGACCTGCGCCAAACCGCTTATAAGCTTCCGACGAAGGATCATCAATGTTGCCTGCTCGCAAACGCTCAAGGAATCCAACAGGAGCTTCTTTATTAGATTCTTCCAAGCCAGCAGCTTTATCCATAGCTTCCTGCTCTTCAATAGAACCGCCTTCAGCATACTTGCGAGAGCCTTTAGCCATTTTGATATTTTTGCCTTGGGTTTTGCCCTTGGATTCAATACCGCCACCACGAGAAAACTTTTCTTTAGGCTCTTTCATTTCCATTTCCGCATACTTGGATGGAGACATCTTGCCTGAAGCAATCTTCTTACCAGTAGCTAAAGCGCCTTTTTCTTCACCCTTATGGCCTTCAGCTTTTTCAAACTTGGCAAATTGTTTTGGTGTAATCTTTTTAGACGCTACAGCTTTGGCTTCACCAAGTTCTTCTTTGTAAGTCTCAGTTCCGCGAAATTGTTTTTTTGTTTTCATAGCCTCACCACCTTTTTTAAATGTGCGGCCTTTATCGGCCTTTGTAAATTCTTTGCCTACCGACTGAGGTACACCAGCTTTTTTAGCAAATGAAGGCGAGTGCGCAATTGCAGTCATAAACTTGTGTTGCTTTTTGCTAGTGCTTGGCATTACTTACCCCAAGGAGTTGAATGAATAACTTGTGTAAATAAAGCGCCGAGAGCGCCACCCGCGCCGCCCATCATCATTAATATTTTCCAACCGCCTTTAGCCTCAGACAAAGTTTTGTCAATAGCAACCAAACTCTCCTGCATAGCCTTCATGCTGATGACAAGTTTATCCATGTCATCCTGCATATGCTTAATGTCAGCGGCGTGAGTGGCTAATTCGCGTTGTGTACTCATATCATGATCTGACATTTCAGCATTTCCATCTGGCTAATGAAGCGGCTTTTCGGGTTGGCTTACCTTTTTCGTCTTTCATAGGGCCGGGCATACCAGTCATACGAGCACAAAAAGAATCCTTCCGAGCACCACCTTGAGGTTGCGGGGCTTTTAAGTTACTACCAGTCGCAGCGTTGTACTTGGCACGCCCTTTAGCCGTAAGACCAGCCCCTTTAGAGGAAGGAAGCTTTTCCCCACGACCTACCGCAAGGGAAGGAGCTTTCTTTTTGGCAGTTTGTTTAGCCATAAAACACTGTCGCCTTAGCGTTTGTCAGTGTGGCATAAGCGCTAGTCAAACATAAAACACCTTGTTCTGGAATCAAGATATTAAAAGTTTCACCACCAGCAGTTGTATTAATTGTGAACAGAGTTGTTCCACTTGTGCCGCCATCTTTAATGATGACGCTACCAGCGGATGCACCGGGTTCAATAACTAAGCTGCGAACACGAGTTCGTGCATCAGTAACTGCGCCAGATTCCGCCAGAGATATAGCTTTTACGTCGGTTTGCATACTCATGATGCACCCCTAATTAACCTGCGGATACCGTCAGGATGCCGCCTGTATCGCTCCACAACTGGCCTGCAACCAAAGGATCGGAAGTTGGAAGGCCAGAGAAAATAACTGCACCAGAAGCGGTAATAGTGGTCGCAACAACAGCGCCAGTGACTGCGCCCGTAACTGCGCCAACAAAACCATTGGTTGATGTGACTGGGCCGGAGAAGGTAGTTGAAGCCATGATGGTTCCTTACATACAAGATAAGCGCATCAATCAGTATGTTGTCTGCCGGGACAGTTTGATGCACCGGAAGGCCCGGAGTTGCTTGAATATATCACGTTGAATAAATACGAGCAACAAATAAAAAAAGCCCCCGAAGGAGCTTTCCAAATAGACCGTTTTAAGGTCAGTTTGATTAGGACGAACCGGGCGAACCAAAAATACCCAGTGGATCAGACACGCCGAACGAATAACGTTCACGAGCTTTGTAGCGGACATTGCCCGTATCAAAGTCACCATCCATGGAATTCTGCAACGGTGTACGCACGAAATGTTTCAAGCCGTTTGGCACATCAGTCAGCAAAAACCAACCGTTTGTGTCGGTCAAGAAGTGGTTGACGCAGTAACCTTCTGGGATAGAACCGTTGTTCTTCAAGGCGTTGATGTCATTATCAGCAGTGCCAACACGGAGTTCCGTTTCAAGCAAGCGGGTAGCAACGAACATCAGCGATGGAGGAACCACCAGCTTCTTTGGCTTAGCAGCGATCAACAGACCACGCTCATCAGTCCAAGCAGCGATTTGAATAACAGCGTTTTCCAACGATGTTTCATTCAAGTCAGCGCCGGTAGATGGACGATTGCTGTTGTAGCCACCGGCAACCAATGGGTGCTGGGTGCTGCAAAGAACTTGGCCGTCGCCGTAGGTATAACCAGCGGTGAAAGCGTTGTTCAGGATAGAAGCTGCTTTAACTTGCTTCGTGTAAGCCATACCGCGAGCCAGAGCCTTGGTATAACGTGACGAAAGCGAGTCATACAAGTTATCTTCCACAGCCTCTTCCGTAATGGCAAAGCCCATTGCGATAGTTTCGTGGTTGTAACGTGCAGTCCATGCTTCTTGTGCATTGTCATAAGCGATGGCAGAACCCTCGTTTTTGACTGGTGCAGCAGAAAAGCCAGACAGCTTAGTTTCTTCTTCAAAGCTACGCTCAGAAGATTCGGTTTCATAAATTTCTTTATGCTCTTCGCCGTATTTGGCGTACTCCATACCGAACAATGCGTTCAGGCCGGGGAGCAGTTCTTTAAGTAGTTGTGCGCGTGAAATAGCCATGATTTAACTCCTTAAGCGACGGCCAAGCCGGTAGCGTTGTTGTATTGATGAATACCGAAATTGATCTTCACAATCACTTCACTGTACGTAGTAGCAGATGTAGCGGTTGCAGGAACAACGTCGATGACGCGAACCGGGAACGTAGCGGTAACAGCAGGCGAAGTGCTCAACACAGAGTAACTAGAGTTACCAGTAGTTGTAGAACCAGCGGTAGCCAGAATCGACATATTTGTACCGATTGCGTTTTGCGTCACGGTATCCATCGTTGTGCCAGTAGAACAAACGGCAACTTGGAACAACGTATCAGGATCATCAGCAACTACGGCGAAAATCTTAGTCCCCGACTTGACTTGCTGAGCAGCAGGATAGTATTGTTGCTGTTGGATTTGACCAGTTGAGGCATTGGTAAAGCTAACGCCAAGAAACACGCCACAAGGGGTATTAGCCGTTGTGCCAGTATCTTTTTCGATAGTTCCGCCAATAACTCGCTTGACAAAATCACCATAGAAAATGTTAGCGTTGTAACCGCTTGCAATTTCCATCAAACGGGTCGAACCCGCAAAAACTTGACCACCAATCAAATTGACTGGCTTTAGCCCGTATGGGGCTTCTACAGTTGGATAAGCCATTTACGACTCCTTAAAAATTTAATTACCTTTTCCGAAAGTTACCTCAGATCGCTTCTCTTTAAAGAGAGGCATCCGTGGATCGCTTTCGCGCATATAGTTGCTATCCACCGACTTGATCTGCACATCTGCCTGTTGGCGATAATATGCGTCACGTTGTTCAGTAAACTCAACTGGGGTTTTACAAAGCAACAAACCACCTACTTCCACACAATCAGGGAATTGAGCGTTAGCCATTCCAAATAGGCGGATTTCAGGATGATCGGCAGCTTTTACTGGTTCCCAGCCCTCACGAAGTTTTGACGAAATATTTGTCGGATCTGCTTTATTCAGCGTGCTAATACGAATCCAGCGAAACGCATAACCCGGCTCCGGTGTTGGATCGGGTAGAAGTTGAGGGGGCATCCATTGTTTTGGGCGCTCCATCTTTTCGCGGGTATCAAGTTCACGGGTAATACGCGGTGTTCCAGCCATTTTCATTTCCTCATTTCTTCAGCAACCTTACGAGCATAGAGTTCCAATGGAACACCAAGCCGTTTGGCGAGATTCACCTGTGTCTGCGTAAGCACGATCTTTCGAGGCGCTGTGCTACGGGTTGCAGGTGCAACAACGTTGGATTTAGTTCGTTGAGGTTTAGCATCAACGTTCTCTTCGGCTCCAAACTGTTCCGAAAATCTTTGCTTCATATCAGCGTCAATACGACGGTAATACTCATCACTTCCAGTGGTAATACCTTCTTCAGTCAAATCTTCATGCAGCCCAAGGGCGTAAGCAGACATCCGTTTATTCTTACCAAACCAAGGATTCTTTTCCTGCCAAGACGCCAACTTTTCATCAATCGGCGGCTCTTTATATTTCTGTTGTGGTGGTTGTACCTCAACTTCATCAGATTGTAAAGGCGCAGGCTTAAAGTTATTAACTCGTTCTGACTTCATTTTAACTGAAGTTAGATTCTCTTGAGCATCTACTAAAGCGCTTGAATCACCAGCTTCATAAGCATCTTTATATTGCTGCTTTGCTTTTTCAAGCTCATTAGCAACTACCTTTTTAGCTTGTTCAATCAAAGCACTTTGGTTTTGATTAACAGTACCCTTTAAACGCTTATTTTCCTCAACCATAGACTGAGCAAAACGTAGAGCCTCATCCTTCTCGCGTTGAATAGACTCTTTGGCACGGCGTTCTTCGTGGTATCCCTTAGTGAAATGCTTAATACGCTTCTGTACGCTCTCGTCATACTTATTCAGTTCGTCTTCTGCAAATTCCTTTGGAGGCTCAACCATCTTTGTGCGGTTACGATCATGCTCTGGCGTATCGTCAACCACTTCAATTTCAGGCTCGTCTTCCTGTTCCGAGGCGCGTCCAGCTACTTTTGTAGCCTTATCTTCCTTTTCATCAGGAAACTCAAATTCTGTTTTTTCAATTTCAGCCATAATTTACCCCTTAAACACGTTTAATTCCTCTTGGGTCTTCAACAATAGCTTGAACGCTATCGTCATTGATAAGACGAAATTCCTGCCCATGAATCTTCATTCGTGTGCCGGTATTAGGTCGAACCAAAATAAAATCACCAACCTTGCAGGACGGGCCTGAAGGAAATCGTGTTGCATCTTTAAATGCGTCGGGGCCAATTTTTGCCACAAACAGTACAGGAGAAAGCAACTCCTCAAACTGCATTGTCTGGCTTGCTTTAAGCAAACCACCTTCATATTCTGTTTCTGCCTCTGGCAGCACGCAAAGAATGTGATAGGTCACTGGGTCAGGCACTTGCTTGGCTTTCTCTTCCTGATTGGTATTTAGCACACCAGAAAGATCAATTGCACCAAGATCGAAATTAGTCTTCATCATTTTCCTTAAATCTACGCACAAGGTCGCCAAGTTCATACTGCGCGGTTTGGAAACCTTGGATTTTCCCGCACAGTTCTTTATAGTGATCGTAGGATTTAGCTCCACCACCACTTAAGACATCTACCAAATTCTTGATATGTTCTTCCAATTTGGAAACAGCAACATCAATAATTTTGGATTCCATTATTTAACTCCCTGATTATTTCTAACTCTGCTTTGTTCAATCATATTACGCTGCTCAGCAGTCTGACGTTCAATCGCCATACGTTGTTGATGCGCCTGAGCATCTTGTTCCATTTCCTGCTGGTGTCGTTGCTGCATTAATTGCATTTCAATCTGCTGGCGTTGAGCAATTCCGCTCGTGTTGTCAATTTGTTTGCCAGCGGCTTGCTGAGATTTAATCTGCAATTCACCCTGTTTAATTTGTAAGTCGCCTTGGATTTTTGCAATCTTGGCTTGAACTTCCTGCTGTTTAATCTGCAATTCGGCTTGTTGCATTTGAACCAGTGGATCTTGCGCTTGCTGTTGCGCCTGCTTTTGTTGAGCTTGACCTTTGCTTTGCGCCAGAACTTGTTGTGCAGCCAAAGCAACCATGCGGGAAAGCTGTGCTTCAACTTCTTCTGGTAGCTTGGAGTTAGGCGCTGGCATCGGAACACCCAACTGCTCTTCAACCTTCTTGCGATACGCAAATGCCAAATGCTCTGAAATATGCGCTTGAATCTCTGCCATCATTTTCTGAGCTTGTGGGTTTTGCCCAATCTGCGCCATCAATGTTGGATCTTGCATCATTGATGTATGAACGGCAATGTGTGCATCGTGGTCTTGATAGATAAACGCCTTTGTAGGCTTGCCAGTCAAGAACGCCATGTTTTCACTAACCGGGTCACGCGGCGTTATATCGTCTTCAACTGGTACAAGCTTGTCAGCATTCTTAACACCTAGCACTTCAATCATCTGACGATGCAGTTGTGGCAAGTCATAGATCTGAGGGGCTTGCTGAGCCAACTGAATCACAGCCTGATACTGCATGATCCGTTGAGCCATTGTTGAGCTATTAGGGTCGCTGACTGGAATCACTTCAACAATGTCGTAATCGCTTTGTTTGGCCTTGCGATTGTTTCCAACTGGGTTGTAACTGTACTCAGTTGGGGCGTAGTCACGAATAATATTCTTAAGCAGTTTGAATTCCTGCTTCATCGAATAATGAACACGCGCCTGAACCGCTGACATATTCTTAAGCTGGCGTTCCAAGATAGCCAGCGTAGTACCAACCGGCGAATTGGCGCTCATATCGCTGACATTCATGTCGGCAATAGAACCAAGGCGACGGCCTTCATCAGTAATCTTGTCCAGCAAACCAGCAAGAACTTGGCTCGGCTCTTTATATGGCAAAGCCATAATGTTGTCGCGCACAGTGCCAGATGGAACATCAACGTCACGGAATTCGCCCGGAGCAATCGGTGTATCGTCACCTTTAATCCGCAAACCACGCGATTTCAAGCCGCCCGGTAGGTTAGAAAGCGTACCGGCATCAATCAGTTGGCGAATCAGCGACGTACCAGCGCGTGCATAGCCGCCAATCAAGCTAATCAGGCCAATTCCGTAAGCTCCAAAGCCGGGAATGTACGTATATTGGACAAAATGCTCGCGTTTTGCGCGTGTTTCATCTTCTTCATCGTAGTTTCTACGGATCGAAAGAATTTCTTGTGTGTTTCGGTCGATGGTAATGACGTATGGCAGTGCAATTCCGTCTTCATCCTCATAACCCGGCAGATCGTAGTCAATCTGAACCTCAAGAATCTGGTAGCGGTCATCGTCTGTAACGCTGTAACCCTGATCTTCGGCCTTCTTTTTCTCTACGTCCGTATGAATGGCGACTGGTTCACCCAAATCCACATCACGGTAGAAGCCAGACACCTGTAATTTACGGATGTCGTTCTTCGTCTTGCGCATGATGTGCGTTACGCGCTCTGATCCAATCAAGCTGGACGAGCCATAAGGAATAATCATGTCTTCAGCAGGAATAAACATGGCCGCTTGACGCCGCATCGACGGATCGAAGTACACCTTCTTAAATGCAGAGCCAGCCAAGCCCAGCGAATACAGCATCTTTTCATGCTCAGGCCGGTACTCAGGCATTTCCTCGGTCAACTGGTAATTCATGTCCTCACGGACTCGTTCAGCAGCTTCTTCTTTCAGTTTATCAATAGCGCCAATGATTTCCGTCTTAACTGGCCCTTGCGCCGGAAAAGTTTCCAGAATGGTTTCGCTTTGAAATCGTACGGCAGCTTCAGTTAGAACTGTAGAGAAAACACCACAAGCACCAAGCCACGGCTCAGTTCGCTCTTCATATTTCATACCAAGGACTTCCAAGCCCTTGACATACATTTCTACCCAATCTTTGCGGCTATTAATATCCGCATCAACCAGTTCAAGAATGTCGCCAGCAATCTTTTGAAGCTCGCCACTAGAAATATCTTCGGCCAAGTTATCGCCAAACTCACCTACCTCTGACTCAGGCTCAATCTCAATCTCCAACCCATCCATGCCAATACGCACGCCATCAGGGTTTTCAATTTCAATTTCAACCATAGGCTCATCACCCATAAGGCTGTCTAAGCCCAAAGGCGGGGGATTAAGAGTTTGTTCAATGCTCATGTTCTATCCTAATAATAAGCGGCTTTTCGGCGGAAACTTCTAACTTCATCGCGTTCATCTGATTCCAAACGAATAAAGCCGCCTTGCCTAAATCTAATAAGCGCCTGTGTACTTGAGTCCACAAGGTCATCGTGTTCGCCATTTGGGAATGCCGCCATTTCCTCAACTACCTCACTAGCCCAGCGAGTCTCAGGACACCACACTTTACCAGAGCGGAACAAATCAGTCACGGAGTTTATCCGCACAAATTTATCATTTCCCCGACTCGGCGTGTAATCAGATACAGGTATCCCCATAGAACGTAATTCAAATATCAATGGCGCTCCAGAAGCCTTAGCCTCAACCACGCACGCATCAGGCTCCCACTCCTTATACATTTCCATCGCCTTCTGCTTTAACTCAGGAAACTCCATCCTTTTCTTAAACGCATCCAACAAGATAATGTTTACATCAGTAGGATCTTCGTTCATGTGGAAAACTCCCCATGTCGTACAAGCAGAATAGTCCGACCGCTCGCTTTTTGTAAACGCCGTATCCCATGACTGAATAATAAATTCACACCTCGGCGGCTCTTCTCCCGGCCACATCTTCCACCACTCCCTTTTAACTAAAGCACCCTCTTCGCCAGTAGGAGCCTGCTGATACTGAGCATTCCACTTTGCAGGCGGCAATTCCTCACGCAAAGCGTCTAATTCTTCATACGACCAAAACTCAGGCCATAAGGGATTGCCGCTAGGCATGATTGCGGGAAACTCCACAATATCCCACTCTTCTGACTTATCCCGCATGGCCGCATCCTTCATTACACGGCCAGTCAAATCCCTCTCACCCCACCTAGTCATAACAATAACAATAGCCCCGCCCGGTTGCAGTCGCTGGCGAGGCCCAGAGGTGTACCATTCATACGTCTTATCAAACACACTAGGGTCGCCAGACGCCATAGACGCCTCCTGCTCAGAATGCGGGTCATCAATAATCAATAGATCCGCACCCTTACCCGTAACAGTCCCCCCTACACCAATAGCAAAATACTCGCCATTCTGATTGGTCGCCCACCGACCCGCAGCCTTACTATCCTGCCTCAAAGCCACACCGGGAAACACCTTTGAGTAAATCGGACTATCCACCAAGTTCCGAACCTTCCTACCAAAGTTCACAGCCAAGTCGCCAGTGTTCGATGACTGAATAATCTTTTTCCCCGGATACCGACCCAAAAACCACGACGGCAACAAATACGAAGCAAACTCGCTTTTTGTGTTGTGAGTACAAATATAACCCTCACCCGCCAAGAACAAACCATCTTCACGGTCTACCTTGATACATTGGGTATCGCCACTTATTTCAAGCTTTTCAATCTTGATATACCGGCCAAACTTTCTTTCGCCTTTTAGTGTGCGCTCTTCTTTGCGAGGAAGTAGAAATACATCACTGGCGTAAAACGAAACTTTCCAAGTCAAGCCATACGACTTATCCCCAATCTTTGCCTCAGACTCAAGGATGTTTGCTTTGATGCCAAGGCTTCGGATCAATCCAGCCACTTGCTCAATAAACGCCCGATTGCTTTGAGCAAAAAAACACTGCCCCGCTTTGGAAGCGTTTCCATCCGTGTCCATCAAGCCTTTAAGCAAATCTCTACGCTGCTGAACCGATCCCTCTAAATACACTTGCGGGATGTGTTTATTCTTGTACACGCCCAACTCTTTAAGTTGAATTTGCAACCCAAGAATGCCAAAGGTATAGCGCGTAGCCTGATCCGTTGTCTTGTATCCACGGCTTTCAATCTCAGCCCTAGTGAATACGGCATCATTGTCTTTGGCTGTAATTACGCCGTTATTGTTACTCCCATCCCCAAGCCATACGCCAAGCACATACGGGTCAACCAATAGATTTTTCCTGTCGTACTGAACCGGCGACACTTTGGGAAGCATAGGTAGTCTCGGAGCGCCAACAGCTTTACCCGCAATAAATTCAGCACTACCATTGCGTTTGGTTTTCAGGATTTCCCCGTTCTGCCTTTTCCACAACTGCTCAGTCGTGTAGTCATGAAAGACGCCGTGCTTTCTACACAATCGCACAGTCCACAGATGCTCCCCATCAACATCTATCGAAGCGCCGTCGTCCGTAGTAACCCGATAAATCTGGCGACCTGAAAACACTTCAGACTTGCCAAGAACCTTAACCGGCTCTCCATCAGGCCCAAAAACATAATCACCAACACAAAGACTTGCCATAGTCTTCATACCCAAAAGCGTAGGTATATTCATGCTTGTAACTATAGCATGGCGAGGCGGCATATTAATAATCAGCCTCTTTAATGTCCCATTGGCGATAGCCTCAAACTTCTTAGCCATAACCGCATGATGCCGTCCATGCACAAATCCCGGCCACATCATCTTCACATACGACATAAAACTCTTCTGCGCTCCCTCCCTCTCCAACGCAGTCCTATATTCCTCAACCTGCGACAAAAACAACTCCTGCTCTTCAACAGGCAATGTCGCCATC